TAATCCATACTGTCTCCGCCACAAGAGCAACTTATCGCGAAGGAACTCTGACTCAATAGGTACAGTGTGTAAGTTAGAAGCATGAATGACTTCGAGAGTCAAAACATCTTCCAAACTATCCACGACTGTTTTACCTAAGGGCTTGGTTCCAGGACGAGGTTGAAGTGAGCGACGATACAAATCTACCAGGACGGAAGAAATTAAGTGCTGGGCAACGATATCATCGAAAGATGATGGTCACCGAAGCACACTTCCTAAATGGTTAATGAACTCTCCAGCGGTTGTAAACCCGTTAGAGAAGTTCAAAGAATGTATCGTAACTATAGATTGTTTCCCCATCTCTCGCCGGAAACGGCGAGGAAGATGACAAACTATACTATAGAAGAGACAAATTGCCTCAGCAATATCAAAGTCCCATCCTCTCAAATTCAAAGTATAAAGAAGCGTAGCGAGCAAATATGTTCGCTTTGAGCTTTCTTTAACAGCTGAAAATGGGAAGGGCGTTACTTCTACATCCTTATAAACTCACCTCTTGGCGAATTCATAAAGATGAGGGGATTTATGAGTTTTTAACTCAGAAACCCCAACACCATATTTATGGAGAAGTTGAAGATACGCCTCGCCTACCTTTTGGTTGGCTATTACTATATCATCCCCTAGCAATGCGTAAGGTAAATTCCGTCATGAAACGGAAACCTCTCGGCAAGCAAGGTAAACGATAAAGTGATGGCAAAGAGCAAAAGATCCTCATGAGGAGTAAAACCCCATGGGGTTACCGACAGTATAGGTAACCTCTATCGGATCTTTTCCCTTTTCCTTAAATTGAAAAGGAAAACCAGACATTATACTAACTCAGGAATCAACATACCTGGTTGGTAAATGTCCTTTTAAAAGGCTTGCGATTAGAGTTAGGGGAAATCTATCTGTGGCATTTGTTAAATCCACAGAATAGTAAATCTCCTGCCCTAAGAGCAAAGAACGGAACTTATCCTGATCGAAGGTGCAATCCTGAGGAATTAACTTCAGGATACCGAATAAATAACGATGCAGTAATAGCAAAACAGTTTGGGAAAAATAATCCCCAATCGCTATTACTCTAGTCTTCCCCTCTTTATCAGAGAAATACGTAATTTTACGAAATTTCAACTGAGAATGAGGTTTGGAAGCAACAAAGTCAAATCGGCCTTCGAATCAGAGAGCGGTCTGCATAGCATCAGAAATCACTTGTCCCCCGCAGACACTGATGGAATGGATTAACTCCTTAGGGAGTGAAACCAAATCATCGTATCATGAGGTAAGGGCCGGCCCGTTAGGGCCTTTCCTTGTGGAAAAGTGAAACTTTTTGAAACGCAACCGCCTCGGGACCCGATCTAAAGGAACTTTCCCAAGACCTTTCCAAAACTCCCTCACGAGATTAAACTCAAAATAGGGAGGTACCTTACCATTGTAAGGCTCCACTATTGGTTTTATATCAGGTGCTGGAGGTAGGATTAAGGCCCTAGTACAAAACAACAGTGAAAGAACCAGACGCAGGCTTACGCCCGGGGTCTTGGATCTGACTGTTGCTAATATACTAGGTCCTAGGCAACGGGGAAGTCGATCTTTAGTAAACCCTATCCGTGCAGGGCGTAATTCACTACCACTGAGGTAATTAATCACACTCTGCCTGACTCGTTTATGATAACTAATCATTTCGAGTCAGCCAGACTTGGACTGAATAGTTCCAAGGTGGTTAAGATAGGATTCAAAGTCACGCAAGTGGACACTATCCTGCTTATACAAGCAGAATAGCCATGCCATAATTCTTAAAGTGAAAGTTTTAAAACCAATTACGGTCTTAAAATTTAATTTCATATTTTAAGATTATGGTGTTGATATCGGAGGACACTCCGGTGCCGCTGAGGCACAAGCCTCCGTCTGGCGCAAGTCGGACGGACCCTCTGTAAAGAGGGCTCACTTGGCGGCCTCCGTTTGTTAACGAACAAGGGTTCTATCTTCTGTACTACTGATTATATGCTTACCAAAGGTGTCAACGTGACAAAACCTTTTAAAGTAAATAAGCACTCATACAGAAGACCTAGGTAGTAAATCTAGGACCCCCATCATTAACAACCTGGTCG